TTCACCCTTGCTGCGGTCGTCATCTTCCATCTCCAGCCATGTATAGATGTGGTAAACGGTACGAATACCGTCCACATTGTCAGACATGCTCTTGCCTTCAATCTTGTCATTAGCCTTTTCTGGGGCTGATTGCTCAGGGTCGAGGGACGCACGCACCAAAGTGATGTCACGATACAGGCCACGGTCTACACGGCGCTTGAATTCAAACTCTGTGATCTCATGAACTTCCGTTACACGCTGGGCTGTGTAGAAGTTACCAGCCGCAAATGGAAGGTAGACGTTATCAATAGGTACAAACTCAGCACACGGACGCTTCTTCTGCTCGTCGTACCACATCTTCATGTACTGTGAGCCACCCAAAGGCAGCTGTGTCAGTAGTTGTTCCTGCTCGTCGCGGTACTCTTCGATCTGCTCAGTCAGCTGCCAGTTCATGTAGTCGCGTTTGCGCTCAGAAACCTCAACCTTCTCAGGGGTTGACTCACCTAAGACTTGTGATCTGACAGGGCCATCAGGTGGGAAGAGCTCTTTAATCGCACGGGATGCGAAGTCAATGCAGCCCTCAGCCATGATCGGGTGCACGACCTTAGACGCACCATTGAAGTTAGCACCACCGGGGGCGTCATTGCCCATACCAGTACGGCGTAAGCCATCTTCATACTGCTTGTCTCGACCCTTGCGGTCTTCCTTGTCCTTCTCGATGTACTCGATGAACTCTAGGGCAAGGCTGCTAAGGTCTAGTGGGCTGAACTCTTCAGACAGATTGGTGTAGAAGTCTTCATCATCTGATGGGCCTTTAAAGCCATTCATGTGGACAACGACTGAGCCATCATCCATCTCTTCGATCTCACCCTCTTCTTCGTCTTCCATATCAACAACAGCACCGCCATCAGGCGTAGTAGTTATCCCATCCATAAATCGACCATAGTTCGGGTCTATTGGCATTTCAGGCATGATTCATCCTCTTTAAATTGCGTTAGATAATGCGCGGTTAACTATTTCATCAAGGTTAACAGGTGCATTCTTTGATAGGGCTTGAGCAACTATATCGTCAAGGTTAACAACGCCACCGTCAGCCATATGTGCTGCGCCTCCGTGGGCATATCCATATTTTTGCTGGCTTTCTAGCTTGCCAATCCAACTGTCAAGTATTTCTTGCGGCATCTCATGCTCAGTCGCCATCTTCTTAAACTCATCAATTGTGTAATACCCCGGAGTAATGTCTTTTGAAAACCCCGGCAGCTTTTGCCCCTCAGTTACTTTAAACAATCCAGTATTGTTTAAGTCTTTTACTTCAGACCAATTACCACTCTTAATGAAATCTTGCACAAATGGCTGTACTTCTTTTTTGGGTGCCGCATTGCTCTCACCTTTGACTTGCTTAATAGATTCTGGAGTTGTCTTTTCTTTTTGAGCAATCATTTGGTTATAAAGCTCGTCAGCTCTGCTGTGATAATACGAACGCCACTTATCATTATCTTCAAGGGTTTTGTACAATGCATTTGCCTCTTTCATGGCGGCATTATTTACCTGATCTACTTCTTCTTTAGTTAATTGAATAGATGGTTTTTTAACTTCAATAGTTGCGTGCGGCTTACCATCTTTATCTCGCAACGAAAAAATACGAGTATTACCCGAAAGAACATCAGGACAATATCCACCAACGCAATGGTTAAGTTGCTCACCCTCGTATTTCAAGGCATCTTTGAGAGCATCTTCATACGTTATTTGGTGCAAGTGTTTTAAAGCAGCCTCTTCGGACTTTAAGCCGCTTGTAATGTAACCATTTTTTTCCCTGTCCCAAATTGCAAATGTTTCCGAATGTGGAACTGGTTTTTTTATCTCATATCGTTCAGGCGCTTTAAAGCCTTCTATCATTTCAGGTATTCGCAACTCTACCCATTGCAATCCATGTTCTGGATATTCTTTTTGGACAACGGTTGCTTTGTTTGCTGCACGGGCTGCATCTGCTTCATGTTTTTGGGCTGCACGCCATGCATTGATCTTGTCAACGTGTTCTGACGCTTGAGCAACACTCATCTTGTCAAGAGTTTTTGGTTGAAGCAACAAATGTTCAGGCAATCCGCTTTCAACATTGAGCGCATTTTTTAGCTCATCAACAAGGTGGTCAAAGCCTAATGTTCGCTCTGTTACGCCAGTGTTTCTTCTGTATGCCAATGCATTAGGATTTTGAACTGCGTATTCACCGCCAACATCACGCAAAGCAGCTTCAACACCACTAGCGTCTGTCATGTTCATGTGCATTCGATAGGGCGCAGCACTTATAGAAGAGTCAGCAGCATTTTCCCAAGCCGTTCCCATTGGTGAAGTAGCCACAGTTTCATCTGGAATTTTTGCGCCATAGCTTCCAGCGAATGCACGCGACCCTGCTCCTCGGGTTGGATCGTTAATAGCCCTGAAATGCAAGCCAATTTGATTTTGAATAATTCGCTTTTCTGTTTCTAAATCTCGTATCCTAGCCTGAGATTTAGTCATCATTTCTGGGGTGAAACCACGCTCAACACGCGCCGCTTCCATGTCGGCAGTAGCCTTGTCAATCTGCTTTTGCTTTTGCGCTAAAACATCAGACTTCTTCTCGTACCAAGCATCAGCTTGTTTACGAATAGGATCGCTTTCGGTTCCCATTTCATTCTTAACGTAATTTCCAATTTTTTTCTGTATAAAGTTATTAAGTGTTTCAGCCTCATCAATCATTGTGGGATCACGATACAACCTACGCAGAGAATCCTCAGGTGACCCAAAGTTTTGCACCCAATTACCGCCCTTTGGCTTGATGATGTTCATACGTGGGTCAACGCCGTACTTGCTGGCAATGTCTAACGCCATCTCAGCGGCAGTAGGGGCAAGCGCCTTAGCGCCTTTGGCCGCCAATTTAGCTGTCTTGCCTGCTACGGCTGGGGCAAACGGTGCAATCAATGATGTCGCCATCTCAGCAATCGGGCGCTCTGTCTTTGAGGTAATGCCAGACTTCTGGAACAGTTCGTTCCATGCATCCTTGCCACCCCAAGGCTTATCGGTAGAAATAGGGAAAGATGCAACGCGCTCACTGTCCTTATCCATCACAGATGCAGGCTCACTCAGCGCAGGTATCTTTGATGCCAACCAATCAAGCCCTTGCAGTGGCATATTAGCCAAGTCCACAGCGCCACCTAAAACGTCAGTAACAAAGCCACGATTTAATATATCCATCGCAGCGCCTTTGTCGCCGTAGGTCTTGCTCTCTTTACCGTAAGCATTTTTTAATTCAGACAACATTGACGGGTTATCTGCAGAGTCCTTCAATGGGAATAGCTGAGACACGTTACGCTTCTCTGGTACGCCGCCAGTAGCTAAGCCACCTTTTCGCATACCGTAATACTTTTTCATTAGCTCTTCAAACATCTTGACCTGATCAACCTGCTGCTGGTCAATGATCTGCCTGCCAACTCCAAAGTGCAGGGTGCCAAGCGGATTGTTGGCTTGCAATGGGTTTTTCATGATGGAGTCAAGCGTATCGTGAAACTGCACTTCTTTAGGCAGCATTAGTTTCTGACGGCCTAATGTTTCCATTGGCATTCTCAGGCCATAGGTGTTGTGCTCAGTCTCTATTGGTAAGTGCGTCAAGCTAAGATCAGGGCGCTTAACCACGAAGCCAGAGATACCACCCTCAGTTGTTGTCAGGTCTGGCTCTTCGACAGCGTGCTTAACATCGTAACCCCTTGGCGTGCCCAAGTTCTTTGTTGTACCCTCAAGCTCCATCAGATGGGCAAAATGCTTACGCAACTTAGGGTCAAGCATCATCTGAAGAATTGCCTCGTCCTGATTGCGTACCCCTACAAAGTTAGGGAAAGCGTTACGCATCATCTGATCAAATGCGTCTAAGTTCTTCTTAGGAACCTTGGCGCTATTCAACGCCGAAAGCAATGCATCTTCGTAGTGAACAGCATATGGAAGCCCTTCGCTTGCCATGTTGGAGTACACCGCGTTTACAGGAAGACCGCCATATTGCTTCTGGATGCGCCCCATCATCTTCCAATAATCTGACGCCGTATCTATGCCAGATGCCCATCCCTCCTCAAACAATGGCCCAGCCTGCAACTCTACTGGTCTGTTTAACTTTAAGCCGTTGACACCGCGCAGAGTACCAAGCCGACTAGCGTCACCAGCAAGCGATACATCTACCGTGCCTAAGCGGTCGGCTATGTCTAACTCAGGCAACAACTTCTGATCAGCAGCCTCAATGTCATGTTGGTATGCAGCTTCACGGTCGTGACGTTTCTTTGACTTACTAGCCACGCTCTCGGTCTTGTCTGGCTTGCGAACAAACTGTTTCTGTAGCTGTGGGCCAACTCGATTGACGATCTCCAGCATTTCCTCTTGAGTGCGCGGTTTGGCTCTAGGTTGTCTCGGTGGGATGTCTGTAGCCACCCTTACAGGAACAGGCGCTGGGTTCCACTTACCAGATAGGATGTCTGCTGCCTCTTGCAGGTCTGGCCCTTGTTGTCCAATAAGGCTCGGCGAGTTTAGCTCCATCAGCCTAGCCGCCTGTTTTTTGTTAGGGGCTGCTTCAAGAGCGGCTGCAAGAGCGCCTTTAATTTTATTAAGGTTCATGTCTACACCGCGTAAGGGTTTGTGCGCTTCTTGCCAGCGTAGACGTAGTCATCATCGTCATCGTCTGGTGGCTCAGGGTCAATGTCCAAGAATCGCGCATCCCGCAAGTATCTCAGAGCCTGTGTACAACTGTCCACGAAATCATCATGGGTCGAGTCAGGGAAGCTGCATATCTGGCTTACAAACCCCTCAGCCCAGTCCCTTACGTATCCCTTACGCTGTGTGCTCTCTGGGATCCACACTCGCTTATGGGCAATAATGTTGGCCACGATAGACAGCCTCTGTATCTTGTCAGCCCTGCCGGGGTTGTATGCCCTGACAGGTAAGTGCGCTCTTTGTAGATCTTGGATAAGCGATATTCCTGAAGCCTTATCTTCAATGAGAATGAGATCAACCTTCTTTCCACCGACAAAGTTTCCTCTGCCCTCTTCCTCGGGGTCAGACCCGAACGATACCTTGAACTCCTCGATAACCTTCGGACGTAGATCCGGGTATTGAAGGCGATCCTGCCATGCGTCAATGAGCATGACGGCCATTGGGCCATCAAGTGGTTTAAAAATGCCCCACGTTGTTGCCGCAGTCGGGTCATTGACGGTCTTCTCCGTGTAGGCACAGTCATAGCTTTGGAGTACGAACTCAAATTTAGGGAAGGGTTTGTTTGATGGCCATAGTCTGAACATGTCACGCTTGACGATGCCAGACTCCTCAGGGTCGATCAGCTCAGCCTCAATCTCCTGCCGCCCAAGGCTAGTGCCCTCGTATTGCAGGATCTGCTTCTTGAAGTTGTCAGCTAGGTTGGCAATGTTGGCGTAGGTCGAGGCTCTCGTTAACACCACGTCGTCACCAGCTCTACCTACCAGATCAACGATCAGGTCTTTGGGTCGTGGCGTAGTGGTGCAGATGAGCCTTGTCTTCTTACCAAGTCGGATACCGAACTGCATCATGTCCCACGCTTCTTGTATGTAGTCCCAAGCGGCTAACTCATCACACCAGCCACCGTGGAACTGAGCACCACGGAAGCGCTCGGGCTCAGATGCTGGGATGCCTTTGATTAGGCTTCCATTTACCAACACGAGCTCGTGGAGGCTCTTGTTGTAGTCCTTGATCAGTATGTTAGGGATGACGTTCATCAGGCCGCTATCGCCCTCAAAGCAGGTGCCACGCACGTCTGCTGAGGTTGGGGCGGCTACTAGCCAGCGGGTGTTCGGATAGCTCCATGCCCACCAGCCTATCTGCTCAGCTGCGGTTCGGGTCTTGCCAGCACCACGGCCAGCAAGCATCAGCCATATATCCCACCAGTCCCCAGCGGGTACGATCTGATGGTCATGGGCTTTGGCTAACCAGTTGGCACGCCACTCGAAAGCGGCACGGTAAGTGTCAGGGAGGTTGAGATACTTCTTGTGTATCTCAGGGTCGCGCATGAGTTCAGCGACGTCAGTCATTTATACTTTTCCACCATGCGCTACAGAACCCCCACAAGAAAACTAAAACTAGTCCAGTAAGTGTTCCGCACACAAAATCAAACAGGTAAATCATTTGCGACCCAACGCTGTGTCATGCATAAATGTAAACTGCTTAGCCACGAACACGGCGTCTTCATCGCTTATGTCTTTGAGCTTAATCTCTCTGCCTGAGCTTGTACGTACAAAGTCAATGTCTGGGGGCAGTTGGTTAATTTTGAACCACGTTATGTAGGCTCTAGCTTGATCTGGCGTCATTCTTGTCCCCTTGCGCGGATAGCTGCGGCACATTGCAACATCATCCACGCTTGCGCTTTACTGGCATCATCATCTTTTGCGTATTTACGCGCATATTCTTCACAGGTCTTGGAACACGCCTCGCGCTCTGCAGCTACTAGTTTACGCAAAGCGTCCCTGAACATAGTCACCACAATCAATGGGACGCCTGCAGCCACAGCCTCATCCGTAAACTTGGCATCCTCAGCAGTCAATGTGACAGTAAAGTCTAAGCCATGTTCTTGGGCGCTAATATTAGTCATTTAGTATCCACGCGATTGAGTAGGATCTGGCGTAGCTCAGCAGAGTGCCGCTTCTGCTCTTCTAGCCATTTATGTAGGACTTCGTTCTCTCGCCGTAATGCAGCCAGCTCAGCCTTTATAGCAGCCACCTCAGCGTTGCTTACGAATTCGCTCATTTGCCCTTAGCCTGCCGCCCGAGCTCTACTGTCTGCAGCATAGTCTCAAACACAGCTAGGTCAGCCTTCACCTCAAGTGGACTATCCTTGTCGCCTGCCAGTATCTGGCGGTCGCCATACTTCTTGGGGTTCCACTTGGCCAGTAGCTTTAAGCGCGTCTCAATCTGCAGCTTACGATGGCCAAGCATGTCTTGGCGGGTGATGGTCAAGCCATTGGCGCTACTAGTCTCAGTCTCGCCCATGAGGGGAGTGTCAGCAATAGCCAGCAAATCCTCAGCTATAGCGTCGTAGCCCTGCTCTCGCGCACGCGCGATGGCTCCCGAAAGCGCCTCGTCGCGCACCATCCACTCATAAATCTTCTGCCAAGCTGGCATGTGATTGTCTCTACATATCTGACGTAATGGCTCCCCATCACTTAGGCGTTCACATATCTCTTTGGCTAGTTCAGGTGTGTACTTTGATGGACGGCCAATCTTCTTTGGCGTCTTCTGTTGCTTCGTGGCAATTGTGGTTTGCTCAGACATCTTCTCAGTCCCTCAGCGTAATTAGATGCCGATAGTGTAATGTCAACTTGAAGGTTCTGCAATCTTACCGTCTTGAATGATGTTTAGCGCCCATGTGGCTGCTTTCACCATGTCCTTTACGGCTCGCGCATCTGTTGCTGATACGTTAGGTATATCAATGATTTGGTTCAGCGCATCAAGTGCTACCTCTAGGTTGCAGTACAGCTCGTAACCTATGGTATCCATGCGATCTACTTCTTGTTGAAGCTTTGCAACTTCGTATTGGCTCTCGTTCATCTTTCCCCCCTTACAGGTAGTTGATTAAATTGGTACTCGCTGCACTGTTTGCTACACGCTTATGCGAATAGCGCCACGCGATGTGCGAAGCCAGCATCTGCTTTCCCAGCTGGTTACGATTATCCAGCGCGTATGTCGATGCTACATTGGCCTACGACGACTTCGGACTGTAAACTTAAATCAAGCCTACTGTAAACTTATAGTGCTGGTACCGGCTTGGCCTTGGGTAAAATCATCTCCGCTTTCACCATATCTTCCAAGCTTTCCCAGCAATCTATTTTAACTCAAGCTTTAAGCTTCTTCTACAGTTATCTTGTACTTCTTACCGTTATTGTCTTCAACAATCAAGAGCTTATCGGTACTTTGGAATGAGCCATCATCGCCCAAATCCCACTGGATTTTGCCTACGTGGCAAAGCTTCCATCCGCTGTCTTGTACCAAAGCTTCGCGGATTGTGTAGGCTATGTAGTCGCAGTAAGCAATCATGATCAATCCTCTGCGTAACGTGCTTCAAACATGGCATCGAGACGGGCTTCTTCACGATTCTCAAAGTTCCAGTCTAAGTCTGGTATTGACGAGAACATCTCAGGCACATGGCATTCAGGGCAAAGGTCAACTGTACCGTCACTTGCGCCTGTGTTGTCATTAACAGTCTCAATCTCGTCTTCTTCGAAGATATGTTTGCAGCAATCGCATTTGTAGAATTTAGTCATTTCGCTTTCCTTCGCTGTAGTTGGGGGCAGAGCCCCCGTTAATTAGAAGTTGTAATCGTAGAATTTAACTGGCTCATCACTTAACTCGTAGCGGCGACCAAACTTGTCTTTCCAACCACGCTTGCCTAAACGAATGCGAATTACTGGTGCCGACTCGTCGCTACTGATGAACCACTCTTGATCGCGTTGGTTGACGCAGTGGCCTGCGAAGCCGCCTGCAATCCATTCCAGCGTTACTGATTCGTCGCGCTTAGCATCCATCTCGCGGATTTCAATAGTGATGTCGCTGACAATACGGATTACTTCGTAAGGTGTGATGTCGCTGTAGCCGAGGTGATTTGCGTATTTCATGGTGTTTCTCCTTATTCGCTGTCCTGACCAATGTGTCAGTGATTTAATTATCTATTAAACGATTAGGGGTAGTCAACCCCCTTTTGCAAATATTTTTAAATTATTTTTTAGGGTTTTCCCTAATGTCTTTTAAGGTCATCCCGTAGTTGTCAATGCCCTCTGGGGCAACTAAGTCTGGGCGCAGGCTCAAGCCATTTTTCTTAAATGGGGCATAGTCAACGCGGTGATGCCAGCGATTGAACTTCCAGACCACCTCAGCCACGTCAGGGTGCAGGCGCTCTAGCATTTGGGACTTAGGGAGCGTCCCCTCTTTGGCGTAGAACTCGTCGGTGTTGCCGCCTGCCATTGTTTGGGTAGTAGCCTTTTCCTGTAGGAAAGCATTGAACTGCACGGTGCATAGGCCAGCCTTGAGCGCCCGTAAGGACAGGTCAGTATCTTCGTTGTAACGCCCACGCCAGCGCATTGGTAAGCTGTTGTCGATAAGCAGGCAGGAATAGATGCGGGTGTTCATCACGAACGCAGGCAGTGGCTCCTTAGCTTTAGCAAAGAAATCGTAATTAAACCCAGCAATGGCGACGTTTTCGTAACGGTCAACGAAGTCTTCTGCCGCCCTGAATATCGTGCCAGAGGTAACCTTAACCATTAAGTTGCGATTGAGCCTATTGAAGCTGGCTATGTTGTCGTCCATAACCCAATGGCGTGCCGCGCCTTGAGCTATGCTGTGTTCCCAACAAAAGTTTCTAGCAGCACCCGGGCCTTTTCCGAGTGCCTCACCAACATCATCACAAGTGTCATAGTCGCGCAGGTATTCCGTAGGCAACACCAACACCTTCGCAGGGTCAATAACATTGGCATAGTCATGTAACTCATGCGGCTCCACTATAATGTAGTACGGCACGCTTATACGTTCCAAAGCCTTGCTTGTTAGGCGCGTCTTCCAGCGCCCCTTAGACACAATGTAAACAGGGTACTTAGGATTCATCAACATACCTCAAGTGTGATGCCCTACGAAACTCAGCGAAGGGGAACCAAAGCGCTTTTTGTTTAGGCGTAATGACCTGCCCCAACAGCTTCGCAAACTCTTGCACGTCCTCTTCATTCCTAAATCGGACATTGATTGCACGGAAGGGCATAAGGTCTTCCTGAATAAACTCAGGCATACCTTGCCATTCTTTCTGCCAATCAAACTGCTCGTAACCAAACAAATCTTTCATCTTGGCTTTCCTTACTTTTAATAAATTATTCTATCTGCCCGATAATCACCAGACCAATGCATACCAAATGGTCTGTGGTAAAAGACCCTTTGCCTCATGTCTTGCTCATTTTGTAAGAAGTTCTCAGGCGACAAAATCTTTACCATATCTATAGCATGTTGGATTTGGTCTATGTCTTTTGATAACGCTGCTGACTTCAGCATAAATACGCAGTTCACTGGCAACATCAAATCATCCCCTCAGTCATCATTATCACAATAGCAAAGCCTAAAGCTATGCACACCCACATCACCATTTCATCAGGATCAATCATAGTTATCCCCCTGTGCCGCAATAGCCTCTGCCCAATACTCAGGGCGCTTTTTATAGGTTGGGTCATGCATGTCAAGAAAGAAGCAAGTATTCCCATCAAACTCTACCGCTTCCCCTCTATACGTCCAAACACCCTTTTGAATAGCAGTACCTAGATCAATAAATCTTTTGCCTTCGGGCGTAATGATCCATTCCCCATCTATTCTTGTCCCATCTTCACGATGTGCTGGAGCCACTAAACCCCAGTACCTTAGCTTTTGGAAGTTAGTCCACTGGTATCTAGTCAACCCAATATGCTTTAGGTTAATTGGCCCTCCACCTGATTCATAAAGTCTATACAAGCCCATAGCTAATGGCTTGCTGAAAGAATGCCTGTACCTAACGGTTTTAGCCCCACAGCATTCGCAAAACTTACTTTCTTTGCTCATGGATTCTTCTCCTCAGCCTCAAGTACACGTAGATCATTGGCGGCATCTGATACCCCGTGCCAATCACCCCGAGCTATCATGACTTGCATATACTCAAGCAGAATTGCGCGTTGTGTTTCGTAGTCTGAGTAATCTTTCATGGCTTCTCCTTTATCCACGCAGCGACTTTGTAGTAACCGTCAGGTGTTATTTCATCTTCAGCTAATCTGGCGCTGATCGCTTCCATCACTTCCCCAGCCTTTGTGTCAGGGTGATACGCAGCTTCCAGCGCAGCCAAAGCCATTTTAAATAATTCGCGATCAGTCATTCCTACCCCCTTTTGCGTATTGCATCAGCAGCGGAGTCGTATGCAGCAGTAACTAAGTCTCCGTGCCAACTAGCCATTTCCTCACACAACTTTGCACACGCTTCTCGTTCTGCTTCAATCAATTGCATAGCGCCTTTCATAAGGTTGTCCCAACTAATTTCTATGCCACCATTAAAATCGTTCATGTGGCCATCCGCGTCCATAAATACGCGAATAATGTCTTTGCGATTCATTACTGCCCCCTTGGGGCCGAAGCCCCTTGTAATTAACGTGAAGTTACTTTGACTGAGAAGACTGCAGATGTGCTTGTGTACTGAGCTACTGTGTCTTCAGTAACACCGAGGTCTGCTAAAAGTTTTTTGTAATTGACTGTGGCGCGGTTAGCTTCGATAACAGTGGCTTTGAACATGTCGCCCTCGAATACTTTGCTGCCGTTAGGTGCAGTAGCTGAATCTTTGAAGCCATCTTTGATTGCGTCAGCTTGCTTAGTTAAGTCAGCAATCTGTGCCAAGAGTGCGCCGAGTGTGTCTACTGTGTTTAGATCGTTATTCATGGTGTCGCTTCCTTTTCGCTGTCCTGCACGTCGCAGTAGTGATACTTTAATTTATTATTAAACGGTGTGTCAACCCCTTTTTAAAATATATTTTCATCTTTTTCAATTGACAGCCCATCACACAGTAAACGCTGGATAGTTACATTTAAGGCATCTAGCTCGTCCATCTTCCGTATAGCCCATGCCCTGCGGTTACCGTGCCATCCCATCATTGACCCTTGGTGGCAGTCGTAACAAAGAGCTACAGCCGTGTATTGCTGGTGCTGTTTAACGTGGTGAGCTGAGCTCGGGGGAGGGGCATTACAAACGGAACAAGGCAGGCTCTTGACCCGCCCCAGATGCTTTTTTTCAGATGCTGTGAGTTTGTTGTTCAAATCGTAGCCCTGTATTCGGCTCGATTAGAGGCTTCCTGTGACCTCCAAACCTCGATGCGTGCCTCCGCTGCCACCATGTGCCATTTGAGCGCTTCCTCGGCCTCTACGGCAGCCCTGAGGTCATTTAAAAGCTGTAGGTATTCTGGGTGGCTGTAGGCGTCCCGTTCTTGGGCGTTAACTGCAGTCTCTAAGGATTGCTTCATTAGCAACGCTTTCTTAGATTTACGGAACTCTTCAATGTATATCCGAGTTGCCTTAGCATGTGCCAGCTTAGCCCCGTGGTCACGAATAAAATCTACTGCCTTCTGTGGATCAATCTCTCGTTCGCTCATAGTTACCCCCAAATTCGCCATAAAATCATAGATACGCCAATAATCGCTAA